TAACTGTAAATCTTTTTGTGCTGAACTATTTTTTAGAGCATCTAACTCTTCTCTTAATTTTTGTACTTCTTCTTCTCTTTCTTTACGTTGTCTAATTAACTGTTTAATTCTTTTTTCTGCACCCTTAGTCTTGATACCCTCAAGTTCTTTAGGTTGCTCTTCTTCTTCTTCGTGTACTTGTTGAACAACTTCCGGTTCTGCAGAATCTTCTATTTCTATTTCTTGTTCGGCAACCTCTACAGCTTGTACTGGTTCTTCTTGTTCTTCGCCTTCAATCTCAATCTCAATCTGTTCTTGCTCTTCGTTTCCTGTTGCGCTCAAATCAACTGAAGCCCAATCATCATCTTGTGTTACATCACTCATTTTCTACCTTTCTTCTATTCCCGTTAATAGCGAACTTAACGAATTGGTTTATTTTAAACCCGCTCTAGAGTAATAATTTATTATATTACTATACTATTTAATATTATACAAATATTAATTTGAGAGGTGATATGTAGGATCAAGCAACGAAGGTTGCTCGACTCTCATAATTACTTGATCATCAAAGATTAAAAGAAGTTTCAATCCTTTGTATACGAACTTCTGTCCTGTATATTTAGCGTAACAAACATAATCGCCTGTGCTACACCACGGACCCAAAGGAAACTTTTCTTTGTCTTTGTATGCTAGATCACCTTGTTTGATAACTTTACCTACTGTAGTTAGATAGGCTACATCATCCTTAACTCTGTCTGGTAGAATGATACCACCCTTTGTTTCTTTTTTAATTGATACTGGTTGAATCAAAAGATGGTAGCCCGGTAAGTCAGGTAAGTTATCTAAATCAATTTTTGTATCTTCATCAGTAATCCAATCTGAGTTACTGATGGATTTATCCATTCTTACTGCTTGCATATTATTATTATTCTCCTTCCGTTTCTTCGTATATTCTATGCTTCACAATATGTTTCAAACATTCTTTGGCCCATTCAATTCCTTCTATGACACCAACAGAGTGCTGGTATTCATCATAGTTGGAAGCGTTGCCATACGCAAGAGAATTTTTTGTATCTCTTAGTTTTTCTTCATATTTTAAATTTAGTTCATCCCAAAAATTCATTTTTATTGTTGTCTTTTAGCCTCCTCTCCAATAAATTTAGTTAACATATCTGCAGCTTTAAGGGTCTTATCTCTGTCGATGTTAGACTCTGTTTTAGCAAGATCAATAAGAGCATCCAAAGCTGCAATAGCTTTCTTGGCATTTCTGTCAAGCTCTTTCTCTTCCTTCTTTGTAGAGATATTAACACCTTCTTTGAACATATCCAACTGTATTTCCATCTCTTTGAGATCAAGCTCTCTATTTTTATTTGCTGCAGTAGCTGCTTCTTTAGCCATCTGAGTCTGAACTTTCTGTCCTTCTATACCCAGACGTTGCTGTTCAATCTGAACCATCTGTGCTTCAGGTGATCCTGCTCTCTGTTGTGCAGCCATAGCTTGATTTGCTGCCATAACCTGCTGTGCAGCTTGAGCCATAACTTCTTCCATAACTCTTGGGTCTTCAGGATTAATACCTGCCTCTACTGCTTCAGGACCATACTGTTGTATAATTTCTTGTGCTACACCATTTACTTGTTCTTGGTATTGCATAACCATATGCTCTTGTATATTAGCTTGAAGAACAGGCGCTATTCTTTGCATCATTGGATTAGCACCATTCATCGGGTCTTGTAAATACATAGTCTTTACTTGAATGTGTGCAGGATGGTTCTGTCCTATAAAAGCTTTAATTGGCATTCCCTTTACTGCAGCTTGAATATCACTGATAGGATCAAGTGGTATAGGTTCTGGTTTCTCTGGTAGAATCTTATCTAAGTTAGGTATATTAGCTGCAGAAAGAATAGTCTTATTAAGTTCTTCTACATTGAACATACCCGGTGGTGCTGACTGAGAAAGCTGTAGAGCCAACTGAGCCATCATCATTCTGTGTGCAGATGAAGGTATGTTAGGATCAGATACAGGAATGATATCAATTCTACCATCAAAATCACTTCTATATATTTTAATAGTACCATTAGGTACATCACACATGGATTCTTCTGGGAGAAACTCGTAGTTGATTCGACCTAATAATTTAAATTCATCATGTTGTGATTTATGCAAACGCTTATGAATAGCAGAAAAGAATTTGCTTGATGCTTCAAGAAGCGCCATAGTTGTTCCTACTGGTCCATAGCTTGCTGCATCAGAAACAACCTGTTCAGTTGTATCAGCAAACTTCTGGGCTGTAGCAGTAACAAAGTTAAGCATCTGGAAAAGAGTCTGAGAAGGTTCCTTGTAAGGAAGATTAATGATCATCTTAGAAAGATCATTACCTGTAGCCTCTACTTCTCTGAACTCGCCCGGTGCAATCGGATCATTATCACCTACAATCCTCATGCCTTTAGCTTTGAAACCACCGGGTAGATTAGCAAATTGTCCTGCATCTACCAAGCTACGCATGGCAGCAGTAGCAGTCATCGTCAAGTTACCAAGGAAGTGGATAAGCCCCATACCGTAGAAACCGAAGCCCGGTACAAATCTATAGTGAGTAAAGAAGATTTTCTTTTCTTTACGTTTGTCGTCCTTATTGTAGTTCCTTCGGATAGATAAAACCTGCTGGCTTTTCTCTTCAATAGAAACAATATATGGTAAAGCAATATCATCTTCATCAGAGAAAGGACCGGGTAGCTCAAGATAACAATGCTGTTCTAATACTACATATTGTGGGTCGTGATCTCCAGAAGGAGACAGTCCCATAATCGTATCCATTTTTTGACTTATCGGAGCCATGTCCGGTGTTCCTGCTGATGGCAAGTCTATATCTGCATACATACCTGCTGCAATATCTCTTTTCATTTCTACTGGAGAACGATAGATAACATGCGTGTAGCGATCTGCGCGTCTTAGATCAGTAGCATAATAAGAAACATAGAACTGATCAATAGGAACAAATTCTGAAACTGGTCTATTAAGATTACTATCAAAGTAAATCTTCTTGAAGGCTGAACCAATCAAAGGCAAATGGAATAGCATTCTTTCAAACTCATCAAAGTATTCAGACATCTGTTCTGTTACCTGATAGTTCATAAACTGATCTACGCGATGAGCCTGATGTTCTTTCTCTTCTGTTATGTCTCCTATGATCTGGGACTTAACTGGGCCTGAAGCAGGGAACAATTCTTGAGTAGCTTTAGATTGGAACTTAACTGCAGACTCAATAAGAACAGGATGCACTGCAGTACACGCACCTTCAAAGGGTTCTGAAGCTTCTTCCAGTTTTAATCCTAAGAGATCAAAGCCTCTTTCAAACATAGACTCCCACTCTGATCTGCTATCCTTATCAGCAGTAAAGTTTTCGTAGACTTGGGAAGCAACATCTTCTAGAGTATCATCGTCTAGATCATCAACCAGATTTCTGTAGAACTCTTCTTCTGTTTCTTCTACTTGTTCGTCTGTTAATGCTTCGTCTTCATTTGACTTAAACTCTACTACTACTCCTCCATCTGTAGGATCATACTCTATGCTTGCATCTTCACTGTCTGTCTCTGTTTCTATTTCTATCATAGAGACTTCTACTTCAGGAATAGGATCAAATGGATTACGTTCAGTTGCCATATTTATATCGCCTTTGCTGTGTAATTATATGGATTACGTTCTACTATAGCACCACCTTTTTTGAAAGGTACTTTTTTACCTGTATCTGTAGTTACTGTTAATGATTTATCTTTTTTAAAGTCTGAAGGTTTTAGTCTTTGTGAACCTTTTGCAAAAACAAGTGGACCTACCTGAATTATTTCTTCTGCAGATTTTAGTGGAGTGCCTATATTCTTATCCACAAAATAACTTGCACGGTAAGGATTCATTCCTACTTGTACCCACTCTGATCCATCTTCAGGATCAATATATTTATTACTGTCTCCTACCTTACCTGCTAATATTCTTTCTGCTCTTACTACTACATCTTCATCAGGAACTTTATTATAGTTGCCATACATTCTTGCAATAGTGCTTTTAGAAGTTTTTTTCAGATTTTCAGGAAGCTCTCTTAACTCTCTGTATTCTTCTTTACTTAGTTCTCTTCCTAATTTTTTAGATAAATCTTTTCTAGTTTGTGGTACAAGCTTTTGAGTAGCAATATTAGAAGCTGTTTTTGCTGATGAACTAAAATCTACATTTGTTAAATTTGCAGTTTTACCATAACCAATAGACTTACCACCTTGTTTTGTTCCATCGTGAAACGAAACTACCCATGTATCAAAATTTTCATATGCTGGAATATCTAATCTAGAAGAAACTTTTTGACCAGCCTTTAATTCAGTATTAAGATTAACAATACCTTTTGTTAAAGTTTTATCTTTTGTGAGCGATCCAGCAATATCTTCAAAACTAGGAACTTTAACCATTTTAGTAATAGGTTCTAAAGGTAAAAACTTTTTTGTAATATCTCTTTGTTCTTTACCTGTTATTTCACCTGCTAATCTTTTTTCTACTGCTTCTTTAACTTCAGGCTTTTGTTTTTGTTTTTGATTTACACCGTGTTGTTTTTTGTACTGATCTTTAAAATCATCTAGTTTTTTTTCGTCTTTAACTATATCTCCTAATTCTGTTCTTATTTTTTTTATTCCTTTACCTACTGCTGCAGGAACTCTACCTACAACAGGAACAGCACCAGCAGCAGCTAACATTGCCATTAGTCCATCTAATCCAGCCGCGCCAAGATTACCTTCCTTTAGTTCTGCTAGTGCAGATGCTCCAGATTCTTTGGCATCCATCGCAGATTGGAACTCATCTACAACAGGAGCATACGTTGCTGGTCCCGGTGTTAGTTCAGTAGGCGCACCCCTAATACCACCTTCAACAAGATATTCTAAGTCAGCTAATCCTTGAGTATCTTTATCTCTTCTACGCATCTTTGATATAAGTATCCTTGTACTTTAAAAACATATACTCACTTAAATCTGCACTGTATCTTTTCCAGTTTGCTCTGCACACTTCTGATATATCACAATTACATTCAGGACAGAGATAATCTTTCCATTCAGGTTTTATTAAATCGTGATTTATTTTTGAGCTATCTATAGAAACCATACTATATCACTAAACTCTCCAATATGCAACTCTCTTTTGTTTTCTTGGATTTACGTCGTCTTCCCAATCGGGATCGTCTGGGTGTTCCATCCTCCAACTATCCTTGACGTAATGGATAGCCATGACCATTGCATCAACCTGATCGTCATGTCTGGCATAAGGAAACAAGATAGCTTCTTCGTATAGTTCGTTGGCCCAAGCCTTACCCTTTGGTATCCATACTCGTCCTGCCTCAAGTAAAGGAGAAGCAGAATACACTCTGGATATCTTATCTTTATCTGGCATGTATTCCAGTACTGGTAGCCCGCTTCGTCTCATGTCTTGTATGAGAGACTGACCACTGGCTTTCTTTTCTACTAAACATATATCTGGTCTGTGCTTTCTGTATTCTTGCTGGGCTATCCTTCTTAGGTCTGGGTATTCATATCTTCCTCTGACTTGGCCTAACAATATAAGGTTACTTGCTGCTACTTCTTCTCCGTCTGGCCTGTCATCAAAGAAATGAAAGACACCCCAAGTTTGAATAACAGAAAAGTCTGCCGTTGTCTTTGTAGAGAAAGCAGTGTCATAAGTCTGTAATATAAAATCACAAGAAGGAGGTTCCTCATATTCCCACTTGTTGATCCAGTTCTTCTTGATTAAGCTTCCTTCGTCTGGAGTTGGGTTCTGCATATACAAGCTTTCCCAGTACTTAGCTCCATTGGTAGCCTTGATCTCTGCTTCATCTATTCGTAATGTTTCATTATCTTTCCACTCAGGAAAATAACTTGTTCCTTCTTCTAAACCTAGTAGCTTACTTGCCTTCTCATCTAGCCATGCAGGTATGCTGATTACATTCCATCTCATCTTTGTTTCTATATCGAACTCATCCTGCTGCTTGAGTAGCCAGCCACATAGATCATCATAGTGATATCTGGTATTGATTATTATTATTGATCCGTTAGGCATGATACGAGTTCTCAGACCTGATGGATACCATTCCTTAATGTACCTTCTACCTGCATCAGAGAAACTATCTTCTTCTGACATGACATCATCAAGGATAGCCATGTGTGCGCCTCGACCAGCAATCTGTGATCTTACACCTGCAGCGTAGTAAGAACCATTAAGGTTTGTCTTCCATTTACCTGCTGCCCTGACATCCTGTCTTAGATGAACACCGGGAAACATATCAGCAAACTTCTCTTGGTTTACTATGTCTCTTACTGATCTACCGAAGTCACTGGATAGTTGATCGGAGTGAGATACAGTCAAGATTTCGTGGTTAGGATTTCTTCCTATGTACCATGCAGGAAATAGCTTGGAACAGATAACTGACTTGGACGAGCGAGGAGGAAGAAAGACCATAAGCCTTTTGATCTTTCCTTCCACTACCTGCTGTAGCCTGTCAGATATTAATTCTATGTGACTACCCATCTTCCAATCAGAAACAAGTGTAGGTGCCATAGCCCTTACGAAAGTAAGGAAGTCATCCTTGGATTGATTGTTTACTAAGTCACCTAAGCTATTCTTTATGTTACGAAGAATATTATATGTTATATCTTCTTGGCTTAGAGACTCTTCTTCCTTTATCTCCACACTGGTTCTTCCCTTTTATCGTAAGGAGGAAGATAGTCAGGGTTTACTACATCTGTGTTACATTCACAATCTTCGTAAGGTTTACCGCAAGAACTACAAATCTCTTTGTCTTCATAATAGATATTATTGTTTAACATAGTTATGTTTCCTTTTTTTGTTTACCAGCCCATAGCCATTCTTGTTTCTTCTGGTACACTCTCCATAGTAAAGGGTGGTTCAAAAGTAGTTATTACTTCACAGTGCATTGCATTTGTATTCTTCATACCAGCAGAATAGATATCCTCTACGATTGAATCTGCGAAGGGACAGAAAGCACTTGTTAAAGTGTGAGTGATCTTTACTTGTTGTTCTCTTTGATCTATCTCTATATCATAAATTAAACCTAGATCATAAATGTTAATTGATATCTCTGGATCAAAGACTTCTTTTAAGTTTTCGATGATATGTTCTATATTGATTTTTGTCATTGTATATAATACTATTTATTATTCTATTTGGCAACCCCTAATCAGAAAGAAAGAAAAAGAAAATTATCCCTTGCGTATTTTAAAATCTGTGTTACCCTATACTATATAGTACTATATAAGATATACTAAGATTATATTCTTAGTTATATATTAAGATTATAAATAATAATAATAATAATAATAAATATAATTAAGAATATAACTAAGATAGGCTGAATGTGTAGCAAGCCTATTTATTTTTTATTATTATTTTTAGAGAGAATTGTTGAAATAAAACAAGGAGGGGGTATTGTTTAATACTCCTTTTTATTTTTGGTCTATATATGGCACCCCTGATATATATATACATATGGTGGGGGATTTTTTTTTGGTGGGGTCAGTCTTTTTATGTTCTTGGTTCGTTCTCCCGCTTGAACCGAAAAGAACAAATCGTGAACAAAGCTGAGTCCAGAAGAACAAACAGTGAACAAACAGAGAACAAAACAGGAACAAGAGAACAAAACGTGAACAAAACGTGAACAGTACCCCCTTTGTTCTTTTTAATATGCCCACATACTATATAGTAAGTACGCTTATCATATAATATGTGTGCATATAATAGCATATTTGCCTGCATAATCGCAGTAATCAGCCATTTTAGTATGCGCGCCTATGATTAATTGTCGCTCCGGTCGATCTATACTTTAGAATGATTCTAATCATAATTATCATTGCATAAATGTCACACTCTATTAAGAAAATGAAATTACCATCATTTTAGGTATTGACACGTTTAATCGCGTTTTAAGCGCCTCTCAAGCGTTTCAGCCTATTTCTGGTACTCTGACCCATCGAATCGAATGTTCTGCAAATGTTCACGTTTGCCTTAATATGACCTTAATATAATCACAATCGAAACTTGTTTCCTTATTCTTTATAGTTTAAGAAAGGGCTCGATTTTAATTTTATAAGTGAGGTTTATACAGAAACATTGGTTTTGTCATAGTGCTAATGGCGCACTGGAGGCCTATCCCACCTCCCGCGAAATAACGAAATAGGGGTTACTTCCGGCGAATTGTCGTCCGGTATGGCTAGTGGCGCGCGGTTTAAATCTTAGGATTTGACCGTTTCCGGCTAGCGGAAAGATGGCAATGAGTGAGGACACTGGCGCGATTAATGTTCGCGCTAGCCGCTATAATCAAGCGGAATAATGGCACGGGACTTATCTGCTAATTTTTAGTGGAACGGGCGAGACAATGAGCAATGCGTTTATTGTCGTGCTAATGAAAGGAACAAGGGCAAGGTATACCTTGGGAATTGAACTAGCAGACTATCGCTTAAGTAGGGCATTGAGTGGGATGCCGCGTTGGAAATTGTTATTTTTTTAACGTTCAAGTGATCGACTATTATTTGATACGCCTCAAGCGCAAGGCGTG